ATCTTGAGCAGGCTCTGCAGCAGATATGCATGCTCGCCTATGCTGCCATAGGAGAGGATGGGGAAGGATTCGAGGTCTACGCGCGGCGGGTCCTTATCCGCCGCAGGCTCCGCGATATCCGCGTCCTCTGAGCCGTTTGTCTCGCTGTCGTAGTCTGGACGGTAAATTCCGCTCACGTCCGCCAGCGTCCGATTAACGCGCATAACGGCGTCGGCGTAATTACCTTCGAGCGTCGTATAGCTGAGATTATTCTCTCTTACGCTCTCGATAATTCCGATATGGTCGCCGCTCCCGTCCGCCGGGGCGTAATCCCAGATTACAAGATCGCCCGGCTGGAGGTCGATGGCCTCGCCGATATCGCTATGATCGTACCATCTGCCTATACTCTTAGCGTAGGACCTCACTCCGTCGCAATGAGCGGTATTAGGGAAGAGTTTCGAGCCGCTGTGCTTAAATACCCACCATTGGAAGATAACACACCAGGGCTCATAATTTAGACCGTATTCGGCGCCGTACTTGTTGTCGTTGTTAGCGCCTTCGTGGTAGCCCAGCTCCGCGCGGGCTGTGTTAAGGATTGTGTTAAGCATTGTGTTAAGCATTGTTTAGCCTCCCGTGAGCATTTCGTCGACAGAGTTGTTAATAGCGGCCGCCGCGCTGCTGAACGCGTCGACAAGATAAGCGTCGACATGCCACTCCCATGTACAAGCGGTGACGAGCTTAATGTTAGCGGAGCTCTCATAAGAGCTCGAAACGCGATAATAAAGTATCGGGGAGCCGACCTTAATCGTCGTACTTGCCGCTGAGCTGGAGCCGAAGGTTGCCGCCTGGGGCGTACTGTAAAAACCATAGGACGCGTTAGCTCGCGTCAATACGCCGCTGGTGTTGTAATACTTAATTATGATATTAGACATGCTCGACGCCTGCCGCGTGGTCTTGTCGGAGGTATCTGTCGTCTTACGCTTGGATATATGGGTAACGTAGCAATACGCGCCCGCGAGCTGCTGCGCCTTATTTGTCGCGCTGCTGCTGTGGGTAGGCTTTACCTTAATAGTCTGGACGACGACGATATCCTTGTCTCCGATAGCTATAGACGGGGAGGTATATCTGCCCGCTACGGTTGCCTTAATAGAGGTCGCGCTCGTCGAGGCGCTGGTGCCGATCACGAAAGAGGTATCTGCCAGCGTGAAAGTCTCGTCGTATTCTCCGACCTTTACCGCGTTCAGACCTCCGAAGGAAAAAGGGACGTCAGACGATCCCGTCTGTATGTTATCAATCTCGGTAACCATCTCGTCCAGAGTGAGTTCGGCGCTCTTGCCGGTCTTTCGTCTGATCGCGGCCGCGATATTCGATAACTTATCAGTAAGCGCCATTTTCGATCACTCCTATTTTAGCATCTATTAGGTCGTTTATATGGGAGTCGGTAACGGGAGCGGGTACGGGGACGAGGGCGGCGATCGCGGAGTAATCGGCGGAGGTTATCGTATAGCTGTCGCCTTTATCGCCTTTATCTCCCTTATCGCCCTTGATGCTCTGCCCTGGGTCGCCTTTATCTCCCTTGTCTCCCTTGTCGCCTTTAATGCTCTCGCCGGGGTCGCCCTTCGCGCCCTTTAGCGCCGCGAGCTGAGCGGGAGTAAAATCGGAATAGGTAAACGCGTCGCCCTTATCGCCTTTATCTCCCTTGTCGCCTTTGATGCTCTGCCCAGAGTCGCCTTTATCTCCCTTATCGCCTTTATCTCCCTTAATGCTCTCGCCAGGGTCTCCTTTATCGCCCTTCGGGCCTTTAAGCGCGGCGAGCTGGGCGGGAGTAAAATCGGAATAGGTAAACGCGTCGCCCTTGTCGCCTTTATCGCCTTTATCGCCCTTAACGCCGATCAGCTCGGCGTAATCGCTGTCGAAGGTCTGCGCGGGGCTGGAGTAGTCAAGATTAAAGCTCTGGGTATTGCCTTTATAATCAAGATCAAAATCTGTCATGTTAGGACCTCGTCGTTAATAACGTCCTCGCATGGGACGCGCTTTATATCACTAAAAATGCTGTCTCCGTTGTCGGTAACGATTCTTAGCTCGATGCATACTACGCCTCTATGCAGGCGCCGCGTATCTTCCTGGGAGAGGCTCGCATACAATCGGCCGTTTTCAATTGTTACGTCGTCCTCGGTTTTTGTTATAACGACGCCCTCCTGGGCGTAGCTCAGGCGGATATATTTAATATCCGATACGGCCAGACCTTCGGGGAGACCGAAACTGTCAACGGGAGTTGAGGCTCTTTTCATTCTGCGGCCTCCTCGCGGGTGTATTTGTAAACGGCCTCGACGCCTCCGTTAGCGTCGATAACCATAACAAGATCCGCCGTGTAAAGGTCCGATTTCATAGCTACGCCCAGCTTGCTATGATAGCTTGCCAGGGCCTCGCGCTGAGTAGCATAGGTGTAAATACCCTTTCCGGCGATCTTGCTGTCGCCCTCGGCGATTTCGATTACATAATAAAGCATATAGGATCTCCTTATATTGTATAGGTTAACACTCCGACCGTGTTAACGGTTGTAGATGGAGAGCTTATCTTAACGACGCCGTCGGAGCGCGCTAAAAATGACATTGTGCCGTAAGTCATTTGTAAAGACGTTACCGGGCGGTAGCCCTCGGCGAGTGTGCATATCGTAACGAGGCTACTGGCGGTATTTGGCTTTACAGAAAAAGTAATCGTTACGCTGTTTCCGTTCCGCCAATAGTCGAAGGAGCAGCCGCCGTTTACATTTGTTAGACCGTCTGTGTTAGTTAAATGTACCCATGTATCGTTAACGTCCTCGGCCGCTACGGCGCCGACGTCCGCCGCGCTCGGCGTCCAGGTGTCTGGTCTTGCGCCGACCTGGGCTGCGGTTGGTGTCCATGTACTCGGCCTTGCGCCGACCTGGGCTGCGGTTGGCATCCAGGAGCTCGATCTCGCGCCGACGTCGGACGCTGTCAGCTGTACCGCGCCGGTCTTGCCATTAACAGAGGTTACCGCGCCGCCGCCTCCGCCGCCTCCAGAATTAGGCGCGCCTACCTTGTAATCTACGACATAGGTCCCGCCGATCTTGGTTAGCAGGACCGTATCTCCTACGGCGAGCGTTGCGGAGGTGTTACATTTATAATGCTTTGTTGAGCTGGTACCATTTCCGAAGGTCAGCGTAACGCCGTCGGAGTAGACGGCTAAGATTGTCGCGATTTGTCTATCTTCCATTAGACTATAGTCCTCCTCGCTTTGTGGCGCATGAGCGCTCCCGGGCTCATTCTAACGGTCCAGCCCGTCTCTATATAGAGGCCTATAATAGGAGAGTAATCAAGCGCTATGATATCGTTAAGGCCATGCCCAGCCTCATTGTAGGAGTAGAATTCGATATCCTGCTGGGCCATCATGCTGGCGTCGCGGTATTTCTTAGCCAGCTCCTCGCAAGAGGCGTTGTTATAGGCCTCGGAAATCGTGATTACCTCCGTGATCTGTACGCCTCGGTTAATCGTCGATTTTTTGCTGAATAAGTTATCATTAACAGCGCGGCCGTAGAGGATACCGCTCTCTGGATTATTGCTGCATACGACGAAAACATTAGGCGCATCGAAAAAATCCTCCTCAGACGAGTAATCCGTGCCTACGGCGGCGTACTCGGAATTACTTTCGGAGTATCTGTGCTGTATGCTCTCGGGCAGAGGAGGCTTATAGGGCTCAAGATGCGCGGCGCCGATGCTGTCAAACCAAAGCTCGTTATAGCCCAGCTCGGTCAGCAGCTCGTTTATAATTGTGAGGTAATCGGTAACCAGGTCCCATTCCCGCTCGTCCGCGAAGGCTGCGGCCGCCGGGATATCGGCGTTGATCGGCGCCTCTTGCACAATCAGCGCAAAGCCGCAGGCCTGGATGAGCCCGGTAATAACGTTAAAATAACCGGTGCCTGACGGATAATGTAAGACGGAGGTCGTCTTTCTCTGCTTGAGTACCCAGCAGCGATCGTATCCTTCCAGCTGGTAATCCTTCGAGAATTCTGTACCGCGTTCTTTGAGGCCCGTTATACGGAATACTCCCAGGCTCTCCCAATCGGAGGAGCCTCTCTTGATCATCGGCTGGAGCTCGTCGCTGCCTATGATTAGGTCGGTTATATCTTTTACCCGGCCTACGAAAGAGCTCTTTATCTCGCCGCTGGCGTTAAAATCTACGCGCGGGGAGCTGGCTGTATCGAATGCCAGCTCCTTAAAATACGCGCCCTGCCGCAGCGCCACAATCTTATACTGTATGCTGTCAACCATTGATAATGTCCTCGCTGTAGTTAATGCGCGTTATCGTAAAGTCGTAGGTAGTGTAGAATTGCTGCTGCTCCGCGTTTATTCCATCTATAACGCCGATAATGCCGCGCCCGTTTACTGTCTCGAGGATTACGACCTCTCCGATCAGAGCCTCGAGCGCCGCCATCTGTTCCAGGTCCTCGGGATTAAAAGCGCATGTAACGCTCATACTCTCGCTATGCTGCTGGGACAGCTCGACGTCCTGGTAGACCTTGCCCGCCATATGGATCAGCTGTATCTTACGGGTTTTACTTATGCCGTCGCTCTTGTATTGAACGCTCGACAGTTTCAAATCCAGCCAGGTTTCATCAGCCAGCCTTCGGATGCGGTTTACCTCGGGCGCTACAAATATGGTAACGAGCTCGCTAACGTCGTACCGGCCATACTGTTCAAATACGCCTCGGATTTCATAGGTTACCCGGCCTATAGCTGTCTGGTCTGTATACCGCTCGGCTGGGTAGTCGAGCTGCGCTATGCAGATTCCGTCGCGATATACCCGATAGTAATCACACTCCCGCGAGGACCAGGCGAGCTCCGCATGGCCGTTGACAGCCTCCGCCGTGAAGGTTATCGGATCCGCGCTGTTTTGTACCATGAGCGAGGCGCTGCCCCATTGGGACCACCTGCCGTATGTATTCTGGGCGCGTACTCTGAATATATGCGTCGTATTGTTTTTTAGATGCTCGCGGACGGCGTAGGTATTTGTGCTGCCGAAATCTGTTTTAACAATCGCTCCGTCGATCTCGACCTGGTAGGCCATCTGCTCGGAGGTCGTCCATCTGATCGCCGCCATAGCGGTCGCGTTGGTTATTGTTATTTCAGGCGTCGAGGGAGTTGCTACGATCGTGAACGAAGATTCCGCCCAGGCGCCCGCGACATTCTGCGAGTTATAGGTCCTGACGCGCCATTTCCATTTCCCGCTCGTCAATTGATCGGCGGGCAAAGTGTAGGAGGACGTGCTGCCGTCTACGGTGATAACGTCGACGTATTCCGCGCTATTAGCGGCTATCTGGATAACTGATTTTGACGCGGGGAGTCCAGACGCGTTATTATGCGTCCAGGAAAAATCTATAGGCTCATTGCCGCTCAGGATTTCATTACCGGGCGCGCGAATCGTCGGCGCGGAGGGCGTTGTATCGCTGATATTAATCGTTTTCCAATCAGTTGTAACCGTGTCGCCGCTGTTGATTGTGAATACAAACTGGTATTCATAAACGCCCGTACCCAGAGAGCTCGCGCTGAGCGTATGGGAATAGGTCAGCCTATCGTCCGCTACGGCGAGCGCGATGCTGGTATAGCTGCTCGCGCCTTGCGCGCGATATCGAAGGGAGCCCGCCGACGGCTGTAGCTCATAAAGACTAACAGCGTTGTCCCTGGCCAATGTGCAGGAAAACGCTATCTGTTCAGAGGGTAAAATGTAAGCTCCGTTACTCGGCGAGACGTATTTCGCGGACATTGCGCGGTTGTCATCGGACAATGTTACAGACAGCGTAGGCTTGACGCTGTCCTTGTCTGTATAGACATAATATCCGATATTAATATTAGAGTTGCCGGCGGTTTCAAAACGCGCTATAACGCCGTTAATCAGCGCGGCTTTAATATCTTTTTGAAAGCTGAGTGATAGTGATACGGTAGATTTTGCGGTAGTTAGATTGTTACCGGGGCGCGCGTCGCCGAACATGTCGCCGATCTTTATATTTTGCTGGGTTGTTGCATCTACCTCCGACGCGGCGGGGAACCAATATATACGATGCCAGCCGGGCGGGTATGTCTCGGAGCTGTATGTGCTGCTGCTGCTATAGCTGTAATATCCCGCAAATGAAAAAGATGCGGATTCTATTTTCTTGTAGCGTATCGAATTCTGGGGAGTTGGAAAACCAAAGCACAGCTCGACGCCGGGGTCTTCCCATTGGTAATTTTGTACGCTATACAGCGCGCCCGTATTGACTATGCCGGTTACGTTCGCGCTCTCCGATGCTGGGCTGGGCGGGTTTTTGCGGTTGTAATAGCTGTGCGCGTACTTATCAACGGTCAGCCGCTTTGATTTGTTACTCGCGAAAGTGTAAGTCGTACTCATGCGAGGCCCTCCATTCGATTAAGTCTGCGCGCATTCTGCGCGATATCGACAATGTCGTTAAATTCCTTTACTGACGCCGCCGAAATTGTAATGTTAAAAGTATCTCCGCCCAGGCCTCGGGATTCCTGGCTGTTATATATACGGCTGCCGCCCGGAAGGTTAACAAGCTCGGGACCGTTTTCTCCTACCCAGGTATAGCCGCCTGCAAAGTTGGAGTTACCCGACGCGTTATGGAAGTAATTTCCCTCATAGAGGCCCGTCTCTGGATTGTAATAGCTGCCGCTTGAGCTCGAGCTGCTCGCGCCGTATATATAGCGCTGCATGTTGCTCTGAGTTTCTCCAAAGCCCAGCGCGGTCTTGACGCGCCCGGCGCCCGTGTACCAATCCGTAAAGAGGCCGACGATCAAGTTAACCGTATCCGCGATTAGCGCGAGGACCAAGGCTACGGGCTCAAGTGCTACGGCCAGGGCTGGGATTAAGATCTTTACAATCTCGCCAAGAGGCTCGAGGAGCCCTGCTACGCTGGTAACGATAATACCCAGGACCTCGACGAAATCGGTCTGCTCAATTACCTGGCCTATCTCCTGGAGCGCGTCCCTTGTCATGGTAAGCGCGGCCTCCATATAGGGAGCGTACTCCGCCGCCATCTGATTTGCGACGGCCTCCTGGGTCTTTTCGAGACGGACCTGGGCGTCATTAACTGCGCCCAGCGCGGTAAGCTGCTCGTTTGTGAGGACGTAAGCTGTATTATGCGCCTCGTCCGCGTAGGCTCTGAGCTGTGCGGTACCCTGGAGGATTAACGGATTAAGATCCTGCGCGGATTTGCCGAAGATCTCCATAGCCGCAGCGTCGCGATCGGCGCTGTTTTCGATCTCTCCAAGAGCGTCGATACAATCGTAAAAGACCTCCTGCGCGGATCGGAGATTACCCTCGCTGTCATAGATAGAGACGCCAAGGCTGTTAAACGCGGTAATCATATCCTCGTTGCCGTCCCTGGCTTTGTCCATGTTCATCGTCAGCTTAGTAAGGCTACTCTGGAGGGTATTAAGATCGACGTCGATAAGCTCCGCCGCGTAGGCCCATTCCTGCAAAGATTCCGTGCTAACGCCCGTCTGCATAGAGAGCGTTATCATCTCGTCTGCTGTCGTGGCGGCCTCTTCTGTCCAGCTCCAGAGCGCCTTCTCCGCCTTAACGATAACGGCTGTTAATGCCGTGATCCCTGCGGCGACGGCTGCGGCGGCCGGGGTCAAGCTGCCCATACTATTAAGCGATTTTGTCGCGCCCTGGGGAAGGTTTACGCC